TAAGAGCATAAAGCACAGGAACTTTAAAAAATATCAACACAAAATCTTAGGTGGGTGGTTAGACAAAGCAGAAGGAGTTGTATTTGAGAATTGGAGCATAGGAGAATTTAATCCTGATGGTTTACAAACTTCTTGCGGTATGGACTTTGGTTTCTCAGTAGATCCTGATAGTCTTACGGAAGTGGCTATTGATAAGAAGAAACATAAGATATATTTAAAAGAGCATATCTACAGGAACGGCTTGAAGTCAAATGAGTTGGCTAAGATTATATTAGACAAAGTAGGTAGCAAGCTTATCATAGCCGATAGTGCAGAACCAAGACTAATAGCCGACCTTAGACATTTGGGAGTAAACATAAAACCTGTAAAAAAAGGAACTATTGAAAGTGGAATAACTCGTATGCAAGATTATGAGCTTATCATAACACCTGAGAGTACGAACATAGCTAAAGAGTTGAACAATTATGTATTTGCAGATAAGGGTTCAAAGCTTTACGTAGATGCTTACAACCACGCAATAGATGGTGTTAGGTACAATGTTATTTATCACTTAGACAACCCTAACGCAGGAAAGTATTATGTGCAATAAAAAGAGAAAGCGACCTAAGCCGCTAACCCCACAAGTCTATGAAAACAGGACAAAGATAACATTTTAAATTAAAGCAGTAAACTAAATAACATTAATTTCTATTATATATTAGATGAAAGTAAAAATCAAGAAGGAAGGAAAAGAAAAGAAGTTCAAGTTAATCAGCAGTTGGGAAGATGTAACATTGGAGAAGTGGCTTAAACTTATTGAGTTTCAGAGTGGTAGCAAGACAAAAGAAGCAGAAGAAACAATAGCTATGTTATCTGACATTCCTAAGAAGTTGATAAAGGAGTTGGCTTTAAAAGATGTAGCTTTAATAATGAGTAAGCTAGCTGAGTTACAGAATAAACAAAACAGTTCTTTAAAAAGGATAATTGAAATAGAAGGAATTGAGTACGGCTTCCACCCTGATTTGGATAGTATTAGTCTTGGAGAATATGCCGACATAGAAACTTTTATTAAGAACGGAATAGAAAAACATTTGCCTGAATTGATGGCTATATTGTATAGACCGATAAAAGAAAAGAAGAATGATTTATATATTATTGACGCTTATGATGGTAATATACGGCTCAGGGCAGAAGAAATGAAAAAGATGTCAGCTGAACAAGTGCAGAGTGCATTGGTTTTTTTTTACGCTTTCGTGACAGAATTGTCAAAGACTTTGCAATCGTGTTTGACGGAAGTGCTGAAGGAAATGAAGACGCAATAGCAACTGAAAGCTTTGCAGAGAAATGGGGTTGGTTCGGTGTGATGTATAGATTGACAAATGGTGAGATAGTAAACTTAGAAAGAATAACGAATTTAGGATTGTTAGAGTGCTTAACTTGGTTAAGTTATGAAACAGACTTAAACTCACAAAACAAAGTACAAAGAAATGGTGAACAATAAAACATATAATAACGTAGTAAACACTTTGCTAAGGTTAGGTGAGTATCACGAACAAATTAGTACGACTTCAGTAGGTGATGTTTACGACCTCAATCTTGAGAAGATGGAGAAGTTCCCTTTAATGCACATAAACCCTACATCAGTTGTAACAGGTGATAGTCAATTGACATATAACTTTCAAGTGTTTATTTGTGATATGGTTTCTGAGAAGTCAGATTGGCAAACGAAACAGCACGAAGCCTTAACTAAGTTAGTAAACACAGAGAATAACGAACAGGAAGTATTCAATCAGACTTTGCATATATGTACAGACATAATCGGTATGCTTAGACACAGTTCAAGACAATCAATAGAAGGAGTTGATGATATTAATCAACCTATCTATTTTACACAAGACCAATTTACAATTGAGCCGTTTCAAGAACGCTTTGATAACTTATGCTGTGGATATGTATTTAATATAGGTGTCTTAGTTCAAAACGATTTTCAAACTTGTAATATTCCTGTTAGTCCAAGAGGTGCAGGATATTAATGTTCAAGTTTAGGGTAGGAAGACTAATAGTTCATATAGGGTGGAAGAAATTTAAAATAACAATAAAATTATAAAATGGCAGATTTAACAACAACAATTACAGAGAATGTCGTATTAAACGGCTCAGTCAGGGGTTCTTCAAATACTTTAACAACTACAGACATAGTAGATGTATTTGAAAGAATTTTAACTTGTACTCACTCACAGACTACAACAGTAGCAGTATTCAATTCAACACCTTATGGTGCAGACGGCGCTTTAGATGTAGAGAACTGTAAATATCTTAGAGTAACTAACTTGAGTGATGACCAAGATATGAAAGTAGCTTTTGTAACAGCAGCAACTAATTATCAGGTAACAGTAAGAGCAGGTGGTTCACATATCTTATTCCAAGCTGAAGAAGCATTGATTGGTGAAGAAGACGCAAGCCCTGCTTTCCCTACACTAGAAGATTTAGTTACAGTAGAGGTAAGACCTTCAGCTACAACTGATGTTCAGGTAGAAGTGTTTGCAGCTCTAGTATAATGAATATCCCCTCACTTGAAAGATACCTTAATAGCTTTGGTAGTCAAGTAATCAATCAAGCTAAAGGAAACTTGTCAGCAGCAGGTAAGGGCGGAGCTTTGGAAAACTCGATTGATTTCTTTGTTATAAGAAAGGGCGGTACAGTTACAGTTAGGTTTAAGATGGCTGCTTATGGTAAGTATGTAGACAAAGGGGTTTCAGGGAATAAAGTAAAAAGAAGCTTTCAAGATTACAAAGGTAAAACACAAACAAGCCCTTTCAAGTATACAACAAAAGGACCGCCTATTGACATTTTATCTAAGTGGGTAAAAAGAAAAGGAATAAAAGGACATGGAATGAAGAAGGGTAGGTCGAAAAATACAGGGCAATATATTTCAGGATTAGCCATATATATAAGTCACAAGATTAAAGTTAGAGGAATACAGGGCATTAGCTTCTTTCAGAAACCTTTAATGCTAGGAATGAAAGAGTTTGGGGACAAGTTTGGAAAAGCAATAAAAGAAGATATATTAAATAGTATAAAATAAAACAATGGCAACACAAATAGAACAAAAACCTTTATACACTCAACTTCCTGTAGGTCAAGAAGTTATCTTTGTAGTGTCAAATAATACAGTAGTAGCAAGTCAGTTACAAGTAAGATTTCTTGCTGATGTTTATATAAGCGATAATACTCCTACAGTAATATCTTCATCTTCAGTACCAACAGCTACATTTAAAACAACACCTAACAATGCAGGAGTAGGAATATTTGATTTCAAGCAAGTAGTAGAGAATTATGTTAGTGCAGATAATATGGCTTTCAATCAAAGTAAGTATAAAACTATAGTCACAAGTGATGACACACCGCACCCTTTACACTTAATAGACAAATATTCAAGAAATAAAAAAGCTGCTAGATGGCTAACTATTCAGTTTAAAACACAATACACAGACGCAAATGGTGATGTTCAGATAGTAAGTCCTACTAACTCGGTAGACTATCAACTGTTTAATGGGTACTTAAAATATAGCGACAAACTTTCAATATTTAACAATGACTTTGGTTTTGATTTGACTAACTTTAACTTGTCTTCACAAACAGATAGGTTCTTAACTAACGCACCTGCTACTCAGTATGCTAACTTAGAAGATTACGGAACACTTGCTTTTTTATCACCTAACGATAATCTAGATTACATTAAACTAACTTACTATGATAGCTCAGGAAGTCAAATAGGAACAGAGAATATAACTAAGACTTGGACTAATGGAGCTTATACTAATTTCAGTTCGTATATAGCAGAAAGACTTTTATACTTTGGTTGCTATCCTGCTAACTTACAAAATTGGAGTGGAACTTTTAACGCTTTAGTTTCAGCAGGAACAATACAAGGCGGTTCAATAGTTGTACAACCGTTTGATGATAGCAGCAATAGAATATCTAAATCATACACTATAAACATAAATTGTCCTAACTTAAAAGGATTTGAAAGCATAAGACTTTGTTGGCTTAATCAATGGGGTGCGTGGGATTACTACACTTTCACTCAGAAGTCAATAAGAAGCATATCAACTAAAGGATCTACATACGAACAACTTGCAGGAACTTGGAACGAAGCAGCTTACAGAGTAGATAGTTACAAAGGTGGCAAGAAAGCTTTTAGAGTAAACGCTACTGAGAAAATTACAATGAACACAGAC